AGGTTCACCCTTAGAAGATATAATAGTCCAAGCATCTTCTTCTTTGTCCATATTGGCAATAATCATATCTGCCTTTACACCAACACGCTCACCATTTAAACCACAAAATTTCTTCATTGCTAAACGAGCTGAAGAAACTGTGGTTTTAGAAAGTGTATCTGTACCCTTATTAGACTGAGTAGATACACCATCAACAGGCGAAGTATGCGCTGTGTTACAAAGAGATAAACTGTCCGGACCTGATGTTCCGGCAAAGGCTCCATTAAATGGTGAAGCTCCATGTTTTTCACGAGTTCTTGCTGCTGCCATACCGCGCTGAGCAGGGAGATCGTCAAAGATACCATAGAGATCATTTTGCTTTGCTTTTCTTGTAATTCTAATACCCTTTGTCCATGCTTTATGCGTGAACGTTGCTTTATACCCTTCTGAAATATCATCATAGGTTATTTGACCTGTTGCATCAAAATCTTCAAAATCACCTAATGCTGATACTGAAAGAGTATACTCATTTTGCCTTGTAGAACCTAGCATACGATAAAGCCTAGGAACCATTGATTCCGTTTTAATGGTTTCATCGTAAGAATTAAAAAATGCTTCTCTTACTCCTGGCGCCATTAAATTGGAAAAATTTTGAGCACTAATTGGTACACTCATTATTGTTTCCTCCTAATTACTCATTAAACTACTTATTAAAGACCAGTTGCTGCAACTAAAGTGTCAATAAACGTAATAAGAGAATAAAAACGTACTCCTCTAGCATTAAGATTATCGCACTCAAGATGACTGTTCGCTGTGATGTCTAATTCCATTGTTCCCATTGGGCCTTCAACAAAATTCTTTAAAACTAAAATTTTCTGACTTGATGTTTCATCCAAGACAGCAAGAATTTTATCAAAAGTAGAGTTAAGAGCAACTCCACCCTCAGGTAAACCTTCGGATCTGATTAAAATAAAATCAGACGTTGCATCAGGTGTTGTGGTAAATGCTGTGTTGACTGTTAATGTTGTAGTATTAGCAGCTTTAACATAGCGTAATTGACCAGCACCAGTTCCAGAATTAATATAAACCCAAGATCCGTCAAGGTTGTCATTCATCGTAGCGGCTGTTAAAATTGTAGACGTTGAAGAACTAACATCTAAATCCGTACTTGTTGTTAGATCATAATAAGCCTTGAAAATCTTAGAATTATTTACTAAGCGACATTGTGCTTGATAAATAAGAGGCGTACCTCTATTGGTTAATATATTAGTTGGTTTTTCAGCTAATACAGCAAAAATATCTGCCGCTGTATCTGCACAATCAACCAACGCATTGTATGAACCAGTACCAGAAGCATCTGCTCCCCAAATAAGACCTTGACCTTTTGTTAAAACCGTAGCGTCATAAATAGGTAGCTTTATTAATCCTTCATTATATTCTTGTGCTAATTTCATTTTGTTTCTCCTTGTTAGTTTTCTCTACCTTTTGTGTTTTTATAAGATATCCGTTAATAATAATTATAACTTCCACACATAGGACATCCGGCGGTAACAGTCGAAGTAGTCGGGTTACTATCTCTCGTAAGTTTACAGCTATCAACATAAGCCGTACCATCTTCCGAGTCCGCCAAAATATAAACAGTTAAGGTGCTTACGGTTACTGGACATTTTAAATTTATACTTAGCTCTTGATATCTTTGCTGCGCAATATTGTAATAAGAATAATATGATACGCCGTTAACATCTAAGCGTAGCCGTATTACTCCATTAGTGCTGCATTTAACTCTTGCTCTAAATATGATATTATTATCATTAAAATTGGAGGGAGTTGAAGCTGCTTGCGACAGGAATATATCCGAGCCGGCTCTTGTTGCTTCACAACTGCTGACACCGTCATCATTGTCATAATATCCTGACGTTGAATTTTGTGTTACAGTTCCCGCAACAGTCCAGTCATCCGGACTTTCTGCTGTCCAATCTTCAAATGAACCATTACTTAAATCTTCACTCAAACTTGATGTTGTCCTGCCGGATCCATCATAATCATGGTCTTCACCAGGAGCATCATAATCGTGATCTGTAATGTTAAAACCTTTACCTATTGCTTCACCTGCAAACTCATCTATATTGCGTGCGTCTCTTTCAAGATTACATCTAAATCCGCATTGTCTACACCAAACTTCTTTACTCGCTGAAAATGCGCCAACGTCAGCATTAACTCCTCGAGTTACAGCGCTTGATGGAATACTACCAAATCTTGCAGTTTTTGTTGGATGTAACTCTTTACTCAATTTTTTCCTATCTACCAGCCGTAGGAGAATTTGCTTTTAAGAAATGCGCTTTATCTTGAAACATTCCCGGCTGATTATCTTGATACCATTTATAGGTTGTTTCTTGTTCGGGTGTTAATTTAACAGATACACCGCTACCACTTGATGCGGGCAGTCCCTGCACACCTTCTTTATTAATAAAATCATCTATACCCTGCTTGCCCCAATTCTGTCTATCAGTGTCATATCTTTTACCCTTAACTTCAAATAATACTTTTTCCCATGTCTCCTTATTTGCTCTTTGCGCTAAAGGAATTTGCATCATTGCATTTTTAACATCTTGTTCAAATCCTTTTGCGACAGGACTATTTATAACTTCTTGTTCTGCTTTAAAAGATGCAGATGTTAATTTTTCTCTTTGATCTGCCATCGCGTTAAATATAAACGCCTCTCTTTGACCTACTGGCATCTGTGCTAACTGTAAAGCAATCGGGTCTGTAATAGCTTTCCCAGTATAAGGATCATAAACAGGTTCTACCTCCTGTTGATACGGCTGCTGTGGCGGTTGATACGCCGGCTGTCCTGTCTGGGTAATTACACCCTTATCATCCATGGCATATCCAGCTGATTCAAGTTGCTGCTTTACAGAATTAATTGTATTTGTTGATCTATGATGTGAGGCTTCGATCTCCTCATAACTTTTAGCAATGGCATCATTATCTTTAAATCCTTTTTTCTGAACGAATGAATCAAACGCGCCAACAGCAGGAACCGGGTCTGGTATAGGCTCTGGAGCTGGCTCTGGAATCGGAGCTGGTACTGGTTCGGGTACTGGAGCAACCTCACCACGATTATTCATTAACATTTTTGGTAGTCTAAATAATTTAAACATTTTCCTTCTCCTTGTTTGTTGCCGAAGCCTATTAATAGGTTATTCGGGCGGTTATTGTTATTGACCATTTGCCCTTGACTGCATAATCATCTGTAAAATCTCAGGTGGAATCTGCGGTAACGCTCCCGGTGGTACTTGCGGTACACCCTGGGGTGATAATGGTATACCTTGAGGTACACCCATAGGAACGCCCTGAGGTATTGGCATTGGAACTCCGGGCATCCCCTGTGGAGGCATACCCGGCATACCCATTGGTGGTATACCAACAGGAGCCGGTTGTTGTTTTGGTTGATACGGATTATCAGGGTTTACCTGTATGAAATCCTCCACGTCCTCAAACCCTAACCACAAAGCAATTTTCTTTGCTATATTCTCATAATTAGTAATCGCCTGCATTGCCGGTATCTTACCCGTAACCTCCGCATACTTTAATAACTTATCTATATTCTGTGCCTTATCTATTGACTCAGATAAACCAGTACAATAAAAATTAACTTTACCAATAATATCTTGAGGGCTTATTGTATAAATTTTCTTTACTTGATGTTTTTTTAATTCCTCTTGTGACGCCATCAACTCAATAGCTTTTGCTTGTGTAAAGAATTGACGTGTTAATAGAAATGCTCGATTAGCCATCATTCTAATACCCATCATTTCCATCATAACTAAATCCGGCTTTAATCTCTGTAACGCTTGACCAACTAATAACTGCATACCGCCGAAAGTATCATGTTGTTTGCGTTCATCAGATACAGGCAACAATGACGTTGTTGCTCCCGTTATCTCTCTGTGATCGCTGACAGCAGTTTCTTCTTCTTTATAATCATCAGGTGTTGATGGTATTGGTATATCCGGCCTGACCGCATTATTAACATCACTACATGGTTTATATAGCCCGGGTATATTTTTATGTAAGTCAGCCTTTTTAATCTTTTTATCTAAAACGTTATACCAGCCTCCGCCCTTAACATTCTTCCTACGTTCATCTGTGCGTATATTAACAACCGTATTGGCTCTGTTCTCTGCATCTTTACCTATCTCAACAACACCTATCCCATAATAAGACGGCTTCTCATCATCTGTCCATACGATATGAAATAGAGGTGGTTTCTTATGCCAAAAAGGATTATCAGATAATCTTAACTTATACTTACGATTAGCAACCATTATCCATTGAGGAGTACGTGGCTTATCTTCATTATCAGAGTACATACCCCAGTAATGTAAAATCTCGATATCTTTATTCTTATCACTTTCCTTGCCACCACCATCTTTAAAATGTCTAACTATATCGGAATCATCAGGTTTAAACCTATCCTCTTTGATCTTATCCATATTCTCAAAACCATTTGTAATGCCGTACTTTTTAAACGTATCTTCAAGCTCTACTAGATCATCATAGTTAATAAACTCTTGTTTTATAACAGGATAATTATCATCATCAGTTAATTTCTTTGGATGTATTCTCCATGCGAATATATTAGCTTTACGAACTCTATATCTATCTTCAACAACTTCTGTTTTCTTTTTATCTTTTAATACTTTTCTAGTACCTACTTTCTGCATACAGACATTACCATCATCATCTAAAATAAACTTGCTGTCCTCACCAACAGCGGGCCTAAAATCATCTATACTATCTTCAGTCTTCTCAAAAGATTCTTCTTTGCGTAAATACCAATCATCCTCGAACAATCCAGTCCCGTAGATAGAAGCAGACCTCATTCCTTTTAAAAACTCAAGTGAGAACTTACCTATCTTAAACCAATGCGCTACAATAGACTTACTCAATATCCCTTGTAACTCATCATTAGTTTCAGTTGCGTCGTATTCAATAGGAGCGGAAGAAGGGAATAGCGCGGAGTGTAATCTTGATACAAGAGCCTTTTCAGCTTGCCAACTTAACTTCTTGTGAAAATTACTTTGCCATTCTTCATCGCGCTTTGGCGGTTTACCTATCCATCTATCATAATAATCACTAAAGGTTGACATTTTGTTTGACCAATGAGAATCCCAATCATCCCAACATTTCTTAACAAAAGCCACACAAGGCTCTAGCTCTATTTCTTTAACTTTGTCTACTGTAACATCTTTACGGTAATGACTTACTTTAGATTTCTTTTTATATACCATAATTATTTTTTCGCTTTCAAATTATGTTTCTTTTTATTTTCTCTTTTCTTTTTTGCTTTTTTATTTTCTCTACCAATTTTCATTTGTAACTGATATGCTTCTTCTTCACAAGAATTATATAAAAGATGATCAGTAATTCTCCTTGTTCCATCTGCCAGGCGTTCAAAATGTTTTCTTTGTTCTCGTAAAACATCAAGCAACACTAGTCCAGTATCTTTAACCATAATTAATCCTTCTTATAATGTGACGTTTTCTCTTTAACTTCACCATCATACGACTTACCGTTTAAATAACATATCTTCATATACCTGCCGTCTTTCAGTCTTTTGGTTCTTACTCGACCACCGTCTTTGATACATTTCAAAAAATCTGCTGGCATGATTTAATCCTTTTTATAATGACTGGGTTTTTTTATAGATAAACTCAATATCTCCAAATCAGTGTTATCCCGTGTCTTACCTTCGCTTATTCTTTTCTCAACAGCTTTAATTTTATACTTAATAATGCCTTCCTGTATCTTTCCTACATCTTTCTCATCAAACCCTAAATCTTTATTAATATAAAGTGAGGGATAATAAGTCTTATTCTTTGATGATGTAGCACTAATAGGTTGTCCCATATTTTCTTTCTTGCCTAAATCAATTACCTTGCTTGGCATTATATTCTCCTTATAAATAAAAAAAAGGCTAACCATTTTATCAATGATTAGCCTTCCTTTTGTTGAGGTTAAGCTTGTTGTGTTATTCTTTTACTAACTGCAAAAATACAATATCACCAACATTAATATCATCATCGGGATAAGAAAACTCTAGTTGAATATCCTCTGTTGATGTCCATAGATTTGCCATTCTTAGTAAAAAAGTATCTTCCTGGTGTATCTTTTCTTTAACTCTACATTTAATTTTACTCATTACTTCCCGCCCTCTCATAAGCAATAACATCACCACTTCTTGCACATAAGATTTTCCCATCTTCTATCGGTAACTCTATAATCTTACCTGCAAGATAAACCGTATCTCCTTCTTCTATCTCTGGTGGCATAATAGAACCATCTTCCATCACCATGCCACGACCCACGGATATGACTTTAAATATATCACCACTGCCGGGTTTAGAATTATCCGGCATTACTATACCTTTAAACTTTTTAATTACTTCTACGAATATTAGATCGCCTGCTGGTTTGAACATTTATTCTCCTTCTTTTAAGGTTGAACTAGGTTTAATGTTTCTCGTTATTTTGGTAGCATGTGTTACACCATTTGCAAAATTGAGTAGCAAGCTGCCATGAAATTTATTTGCACGTAAATGTTGCAAATCTTTATCATCTTTAAATTTATCATAAAATGATTGTAGCCAGTCCACTAATACTCCTCATTGAAGTGGAAGCGGCAATGTGTTTGGTAGAAATTACACCAGATCCCACAATCATCAGAATCAGAACAATTAATTAACTTAGCATAACTTTTTAATAATGCTATAAGTAAACTTGACATCAATACACCTCTCCTCTCAAATACAATCTCTTGATATGTCTAAACACATTCTTAAATGAACGTGCCTCTTGCCCTTTACGTCTTAACGCTAAGAATACTATCATTGCTTTTTCTCTTAATATCTTGACTCGGATTTTTCTCATTGTAGTTCCTTGTAATCAGTTTCAACTACAATCTTATTTACTTGTGAAGGTAAAACATACATTTCTTTTTCTTTGTCATAGTTTTCCATATTGGGAACATCATTTTTAAATCTCCATACTAAATTAAGACCCAATGATGTTGTATAAAATATATCATGTGGCTCAAATACTTCCTTACTTCCATCTAAATTATATATCGTAACTATTACTTTTCTCACTCCAACTCCTCTGGGTGTGCTTTGAAATGGTCTTGAGCTATCCGAACTAAACCTTCATAATATTCGTTCCAGCTCATATTCTTAGAAACTTCTTTAAACTTATCCTCCAAACTCTCGCCCAGTATACATAAAATCCTATTTATATTATCCTCTTGTTTTTTAAGTAATTTATCACTATTTTTTCTATCATGAACCCTACAACTCATCAACAATTCATTCGCCTTCTCCTTCAGCCAGTCTGTGATGATTTTATCAGCATTTCTTTTTCTCCAGTCACTATCTTCAAGCTGTCCAAGCATTTTCTCCGTCAACTCATGCACCACATCCTCCTTTGTTAAGGTTGGAAAACCTCACCCGTTTCTAAATGAAACTCATAATCCAATTTTTCATTATTAAAATTTTTTAACTCAACATCAATATTTCCCTTATCTTTAAAAATAGCATTAAACCAAATAGCATCACTTAATATCTTATATCTAAATCTTAAAAACAATAATCTCTGGATTCTTCTTCTTAATTCTTCTAGCTCTTCCACCATCACATCTATAGACATTTCATTTAATCTAAATGTTATTACATCCAAATATGAACTTACTTTACCTGTTTTCTTTCTTTCTTCGTATACACTAAGAATTTCAGAATTATGTTTTTGGGCTAGTTCCCCGTTACCCTCTTTTGACTTTTCTTCCAGTTTTTCAATTAACGCTTCCTTTTCTTCAAATTCTCTTTGTAGCGGATTAAGTTCTTTTTTTATTTTAACTTTTTCTTTAACAATAATCTTGCGCATATCCCACATAAACTCTAAAAATTCTTTATCCATCTCGTTCTCCTCTTTTAAGGTTGAACATCACTAGGTATTGTAATTGAAACATGACACTTATCAAATTTATGGTAAAAATTCATATATTTTCTGATATCATCCAAAACACTCTCATCAACATTAATCATATCTATTTTTCCACTTGATGTCTTAGGTGCCAGAAGCTGAGTACTTTTTAAATTCATAAAACTAAAACAATCTTTTTCTAAATCCCAGATAACCTTTTCTACTGATTTCATTATTCGTTCTCCTCTTTTAAGGTTGAACCCTCGTACTCTCTAAATACCTCCCCCTATTCCCCTCATCATCATCAACTTCAATTCTTATGTCTTTTAGATCGCCGGCTACTTTGACTATTACTTCGCTTTTATCTTCTTTACTCTCTGCACCCGTAAAATGATTAACCGCGAAATATTCCATTGTATTCATTAAATGGTCGTAATATCCATCTTTATACGGCACTTCAAATATCTTTGGATCAAACGCTTGCCCTTGTTTTCTTACTGGATAATGATAGCCACCAAGAAATCCGTCATTAATAATACCACAATCAGCATCAACCATTACTGCCGGAAGTCCATCTATTATAGTTGTAAGTCTGCGCTCAATTATCTCTTTTCTATCACGAAACGTTGATGGTTGACTTGTTACGTATATACCCATACTCGCTAATATTTCAACGCTTGTCTTTTCACTCTTATCACTCTTTTGATTACCAGCCGGATCACCATAATCTATATCACTAAACTCAGCACCAGGAAACCACTCGGGACACATTGTTTTTATATACTGGCCATAAGCATCAATGGTTGTTTTAGCTCCCAAATCCTCACGCAATATCAACCATCTACCCTTAGCATCTATCTGGTGAAACGAACAAGCCGGATGCCAGTAACCATAATCCCATGCTCTTATTATTGGTCTATGAGAATTAAACTGTAACTTACGCCTATGGAATGGTTCAATATAACCAGAATAAAAAGGATCACCGTCTGGAGTAAAACCATAATTACCTTCAAGATATTTTTTACGCCATGACTCGGGCAGCTTCTCTAAATCTTTAATATATCCTTCTGGCAAATACTCCTCATTCTCATATGTTGATGCGTGAACTACTATATACTCTAAATCATCTTTATAATCAACTTCAAATGTTTTATACATCCAGTGGTCTTTGTTGGGTGGATTAGAGGTCATCCATCCTGATGGTTTGCCACAATCAGTTTTACTTAATCTACCTTTTAGATATGTAAATATCTCCTCCAATACCTGCTCAGCCTCGTCGATATAAAACCAACCCAACTCTAAAGAACCCATACCAGCCATGTCTTTTAACTCTCTAAACAAAATAACAGAACCATTAACAAACGTTAATCTATGTTCCGATTTATTATAAGATTTAATAACCTGCCGAGGACAAATGTCAAAGAACGTTTTAATCGTTGTATCTCTTAGATCGCTAAAGTTCTTACGACCTATTAATCCGAAATTATTTTTATTGAGTATCGATTTTTTTAATGCTTCATAACATCCTGAATAAGTTTTACCTGCTCTCCACGCTCCGACGTATAATCTATACTTAGCTTCACTTTGATGGAACGTTACCTGTTTCGGTTTGGGAGAGTAGTCCAGGTTGATCTCCGAACTTGACAATTAAATCTCCTGTGTGTTCGTATTCATGTTTATCTCGCCACTCTTTAGATTTTCTATTTTTTAACCAAAATATCATTGATGTAGGATCGGGTGGGTAATGTTTAACGATTGGTGTAAGTTTAACTGCACCTAAATAATTTGTTATATGTACTTCAGGGTGAGAATAACCACAAGCACGTTGATATAGAGAAGCTTCAACTTTAGCATCAGCTAACATCTTACCGGCTTTTAAGGACTCAAAAAACTCTGGATAATTTTTCTTCCAATTATTAACAGTTTGCTCTTTTACGCAGAATATTTTAGCTAATTGTTTATCAGTATATCCTTTTTCTGTATAAAAAGTAACATCATCTAAGTTGATACTATGTATTTTAGAAGGTCTACCCATTTTATCCTTTATTTTTTACTAAAATCAATCAACGAACCAGTCCATGTTAATTTAACATACGCCGTAATACCCTTATCATCTTCAACATAAGTACGATCTCTAAAAATATCATAAACAACATCTTTACTGGCTTCTGCGCCTATACTGATATTATCCGTAATTTGAATAAGATTAGGCATGTCAACTTTAACGCCTGATGTTGTTCGTAAGGCGTCTGCTGCTGCCGGTACCGCTAAAAATGCTACTAATGCTAATGCGATTAATGCTGTTTTCATATTACTCTCCTGTGTTGGGTTAAATAAAGAAAGAGGAAAGCAGTTCATCCCGTTTATTTAGTATTTCGGTTTTTATTAACGAATGGTGCTTTCCCCTTTTTGTTATCTTTCTTCTGATTGTTTACAAATTTTTACCGAATGTCAAGTTTATTTTATTTTTAAGTATTTTAAAAAAGACTTGACAGGATTTGGGGTGGGTGTATAATTTGATTATGGCTGAGAACAAAACAATCACAAAACAATTTTACAAATCAATCCCTCGTCGGGGCAGGTGTTTCTCACCATTGTTCTTAGCCGAACTGTTCCTGGCGGGGGGTTTGTTTGTAATTAAATTGGGAGGAGAATAAAATGATCACACAAGATAAAATATACGAAGCATTAAAAAAGAGAGAACAAAGACTTGAAAAAGAAAATTGGGTTAAAATAGAAGTCAAGCCACGACAATTCAAGCATTATGGCAAGCCTTGCATAATCCAGGAAGATGGAAGGATTGCACAGTGGACTTAAGACTTGGTAGATTAACTAAAAGTAGGGCTTAAAATGAGTATGTGCTCATGTGCTGGATGTGGTGATATCTATGATACAGACTTTCAGATGGAAGTTGATGCAGAAGGTAATTGTATTTGCGATAGATGCCGGGAAGAAATAATTTTAAGTAATTCTAAGCCAGGAAATTCAATGTTAGCGGGGGATTAATTATGACCAGAACAGCACTAACCGAACTAAAAAACATAACATGTTGTGCAGTAATATTCCTACTCCTCGGCTGGGGCTTTGGATTTGTAGTTATGCGACAGTCATCTATAGTAGAGAAACAGACTGTGGAGTTTGAACGTAGACTAGAAGTAAGTAAAATGTATGATGTTACTATGGATCAGATAAAGGGGGAATGATGGAAAGACCTGAGAAAAGATGCCAAATTATATGGAACCCACCAAAAAGGTTTAAGTGTGCCACATGCTCAAGATCTGCATATTGTAAAGATATAAAATACAACCAATCCTGCGACGACCACGAGCCGTATATAAAGTACCTTAAAGATAAAATTGATTCCTTGCCCAATGAGGATAAAATAGCAGAGATAATAAAGAATTTTGATGGCAATTCTATCATACACACAGACTACGATTCGGAGCCATCTATAACCGACGACGGAATTAAGCAAATAGCCAAAGCAATCCACAAACGAATAAGGAGGGAGATATGAGTTATGCGAAAGGGGAGTGGACTAAAAAAGGACCATCAGTACATATACGGCGTGATAAAGACGGGGACTATGCTATTATTTGTAATGGTCAAATAATTGCTGAAGTGTTTAACCAAACTGATAAAACTATATTTCAAAATGCACAAGCCAACGCCGACCGCATCATTAAATGCGTCAACTCGCATGATGGGTTAGTGGAGGCGTTGAAAGATATTATGAAAGGAAACAAAGAAGACCCTGGTATGAAGGGTCGTTGGTATATAAGGTCTTCTAATACTGTTGAACAATTAAATAAAGCACAACAAGCACTAAACAAAGCTACTGGCCATAATCCAAGAAAGGAGTAAGTGATGACATTATATAAAAGTGTTGCTGGTTGTTGGTGTTTAGAACTAAAGAACTGTATTATCAATTTATCTAGATTTTATATATTATGGAAAAAGGAGTCCTAAATGCTAAAAACACTGGGTAAAACGACGTGGGATAAGATTAAGGTTGGGGAGGTTTTTGCTTTTGATGGTTGTTGGGAAATATATACTAAAGACAGCGAAAGCTATGTAAGACTTATAACTGATGATTGGAGAG